CACCAATGATGCGGACAACGCGCTGCGTATCGTAAATCTTTGGAATCAGATCAAGAATAATCTTTCCAGTATGACGAATTGAACGGGTCATGTTGTCATAGAAGTGGAAGTTGGACAGATCAACTTGGTTCTGTTGGCCTGCCAGAGCTTTCCCACTGATATTCCCGCTTGGGAGTTGATTTGGATCAATAATCCCAAGTACCATTTGCAGATCAGCAGAAATAGCGCCTGCGGCTTCCATAATTCCCATCGGCGGTGGTTCAGGCTGCAATCTGGTCGGAACTGGTGCAGGATGACCATCAATGTCGGTTTGTTTGTACCGCAAAACAGGGCTGGACTTAATATTAGCCAATGCCCATTCGTTTTCGTGGCCTTCGTCTTGGCCTTCTGCCAGAAGCCATTTAGCCTTGGGAGCCAACGCAATCGATTCAGTCATCGATGTGCGCCAGAAGTTATACATCCGCTGCGGGTCTTTGGCAAACCGCACCAAACCGTATTTCTTGCGTTTGTCCTCAACGATCACTTGAGCGCCATAACAAGGCACAACAGGAATCCACTTACCAGGCAGTGTCTGTTCCTCAAGAACTTCCATTGCGGTCATCTTGGCCCATTTAACGGCCTTACGATAGCTTTCGCGCTCATCAATGACCGTTAGGCCAGCAGCTTCGACACGCTCAAAGAAACGATCCGAATCTGCAAAATGGCGAGAGCCGTCACTTAAGAGATACAGTTTGGCTTTCTGGCGTTCAATCCAGAAGAACTCAGCAATCCGAATGTCCTCTTTTGTCACCCAGGATGCAGAGTCATCGCCTGTCGACCTCTGAGTGAAGGATGCACCGTCATTCGCGCCAGGATAGAACTGCTTGAACACCTTTTTATCCATCATGGTGGTAATCAGGCACTTTTCAGCGTCTGAACCATCAGGAAGGATTGAATTAGGGTCAAAGTAAACAGTGAATGGGTTGTCGATTGCGTCGATGTAGATTTCCTGATCGAACGAATCTTCACTGACATAACGGGTATTTATGCGCCAAAAGCCCCATCCCATTCGTACAGCGTAATCAAAGGCAGTATCGTAAGCGGTATCAGCGTTGGAATTGACTTCAATGTGTCGAGTAACGCCTTCAATAACTTGGGCGATTTTATAGTCTGCTAGGTTGTTAACAGCATGAACCTTGATCCGTGGACGCTGTTGGCGCTGCTGATTAGTCACTTGGCGCACATAAGAATCAATTTTGTTGATTGTCAAGCAGGGACGGGCTTCGACGTTTCGGCTGTTTTGAATCTCAACAGGCCATTGATCTCCTGCTGCGAATTTAATGTCTTGCAGAGCTTCTGCACGATTCATTGAATCAGAACTATTCACCAACTGCCAAAATTTGATGGCATCGTTAATGATCGGATTCGGGCCAGTTGTAGATTGAAAGTCAGCCATATTTACACCTTTTTACAGGATTATCTCACTCAACCCATCCAACTGCTAGCAACAGATACTACAGTCTGTTTTTTGCGCTTGGCGGGTTCTTTAATCATTAAAGCAATGTACCTGAAAGCATCTGCGCCGTGTGAATACTGGTCATGCAAAGGATTACGGCTAAATTGTCCTGTATCTGGGTCAACTTCATACCGATAATGTCTAAGACAAGTCAACCCATCTGCACACTTTTCCTTGTCAAACCAGATATTCGGAAAAATAGTCCGCGCAGCGTTGATTGAATCAACAACCGGAACACGAGGCATGATATTAGTTTTGTATCCAGCGGCTCTGACAATATCATCTATGCTTCTGCCCTGCGCTGCAAGAGTCTTGTTTTCTGCGTCATGCGGCAACCAGATAGTGTCGTAAACATATCCAAACGTTTGCATAGTAGCCAGGTAGTGGCTCATGGTCTGTTGGTTGCCCTCAATGTACCGAATGAGGCGTGTTTCCATGCCCACAAACTGAAGGAACCAAATAGCAGTAGCATCAGACCAACCCAGGTCAAAAACAGCGTGTACGGGCTTTGTAGCGTCATATGGAACCTTTGTGATGCGCCCATCCAGTTCGGCCTGTTGCATTTCTTTGGCAAAGATTGCCCCATCCACTGTCTGACGGCATAGACCTTCCCAGACTTGGTTATAAGCCTCCAGGTCACGGGCTTTAAGCGCGTCTTTTTCCAGCTTGAGAGTTTCGGGAAACCAAGGGTTATCAGACCAATTGATTTTGGTCAAAATGCAATCTTCTGGCGGGTTAACCACAAATCTTTGATAAGTTTCGTCTGTCTCAAGTTCAGGATTAAAGCTGATCCAGATTTCACTGCCTTCCTTACGGATGGTTGGGATCAAGACATTCCAGGATAGACGGCTAACGGTCTGGGCTTCCTCAACCCAACAAATATCTACGCCTTCGTAGGATTTCACGTTAGCCACGTTGTTTTTCAGGCCAACAAACGCAAACTCTGTCCCGTTCTTACCTCGGATACTTGCTTGGGTGATCTCATAAAAACCAATAAGCCCCAACGCCTCTATCTGATCACACAGCAGCTTGTGAACGGAATCCCGCATGGAAGTCATAAACTCCCGAGCGCATAAGATACGCATTGGGCTTTTGGCTCCCAAGATCAATAGTGCCCTGGCGATTCCCCAAGACTTAGCGCCGCCTCGCCCACCGTAGCAGACTTTATAACGTGCTTTTTTGAACAGACCTTCCAGCTTGACCGGAAATTCGGCCTTCGCAATAGCCGCTTGGACTTCACTCATTCGGGCTTAACAAAGCTAACCTGGATGCCTTGCAACGGCTCACCGTCAGCACCAGTGACTTCTTGCTTAACAGTCTCCGACCAGCGCATTTGGCTCTTTGTCCACCAGATCAGGCTAGTGGTGTCGCCCGCTACGGCCTTTTGATATAGAGTTTTGGCTATTTGCCCGTGTGCTTTAGCTTTACCAATGTCTAATTCTTCTCGGTAATGCTTACGCAAGGTCTTATCGTCAATTCCCACTAGTACGGCAATGGATTCGTGCGGCAAGCCTAATCCACTGCTGGATTCAACCAGGCGGCGGGTTTCGGGGGTAGGTTCGTGTGCTTCCATTTTATATAGGGGAAATGTGAACAATGTTAGTGCTTTTTAACATTTGCATCAAGAATTTTAGGCACTGCGTGTTTCCAGTTAATTTTATGATGTATTCGTTTGTTTGTTCTACCCATTAGGTCAATCTTGCAACAACTTGGCTCAGCCATCACACTATAGAACGATTTGACATAGGTTCCAAATGACTTGTACGCCTCTGTATTACCTCCTGCATTGGACTGTGTAGCAAGTTGCACAAGATTGATAGGGGCAAATTGAAAAAACAATTTTCCTACCTTTCCCTGTGTTAGATAGGTATTCACGTCATCATTCATTCTTCCAATGAACAATATGTCATCCTTTGGATCTTCATTGACTTTGAACACAAAACTATTCATAGCCTTTCTTTTAAGCGTATTGTTTTTGAAAGCACCAGCACCACCAATGAAGTCACCACCTTGAGAAAAAGCAATTGTGTTTGCTTTAGTTTCATCTAAACATTCAATCATTAAATCCAGTACATCATCAAGTTTGCGAATTGTTATTCCTCTTAATGCTTTACCATCAACAAATCTATATTGAAAATTTGTGTAGTCATCTTCATACTCAAAGAAATAGTCTAAACCCAGATCACGTGCTATGTCGTAGCAAGCATTTCGAGCATAAACAATAACTTTGTTGCCGCTAAAGTTGTCCATGATGTCAAACTTACCAGAGTAAGCTGACTTGCTAAAAACGACCACTTCGTCTTTGTATCGCTTTTTGTATTCAGCAAGTGTCTTGTCTTCATCATCACATACTATGACTATGCGGCCCGTATAGCCGCATTTGCGTAAAGTCTGATAGGTGATGATGTTGTCCGGTCTTCCGTGCGACAAAATGAAAACAGCAAAGTTCTTACTTGCTTTCATTTTTGATCCTTGTACTACTGTAACCATGCTTGCGTTTCAGGTACACGATTTCTTTTTCTTGCTGTTCAATGGCGTCTTTCAGTTCCCATTCGTCAGTCTTGTGGTCTTCCCCAAGGAAATAAACGTCATAGTCGAGTGAGACAAACATATCCTTGTCGCGTTCGATGTTTTCGTATGGGATGACCTCATCAACCCACTTAACTGCACGAAGTTGTATGTATCGTTCATAGATCGATTGCTGCGGGTTTTTATAGTTCGGCTTGCAATGGAGTCCAACAATCAAAAAGTCACAATGTTTTTTTGCTTCTTCTAACGATAAAACATGACCAGAATGCAAAATGTCTGCAACCATTGGAAAAAATCCAATTTTCATTTTGTATTTCCTTTCTTTTATTGAACTCAATTTATACGGTTTGCAATTCTTGATGTGCAAATTATAGTAAGCCTTATGCAATTGCACTTTTGGGAAATCGACACAAAAAAATAACATCTTAACAGTTCCGCTATGCGAAACAATCAAAATTCTTTTGCCTTTATGTTTTTTTTCTATATCGTTTATGAAGGATTTAACTCTTGAAAAAAAGTCTTTTTTGCTTTCTATATTGAATTTACGTAAAAAGTTTTGATCTTCACTTTTTAACATCTTTTCGCTATCAAGGTCTGCACCTTCTAGCATACCTTTGCTCAATTCCATGAGCCTATCATCAAACTGAATTTCAGTGTTTTTATGATGTATCAATATACTGAATGCAGTCGATTTTGCTCTTTTCAATGGTGAACAATAACAAAAGTCAAAATGTTCATCTTTTAATTCTTGTGCAACTGCTTTAGCTTGTTTGACACCTGTGTAGTTTAACGGAATGTCATACTGTCCATGCATAATTCCGTTCTTGTTCCAATACGTTTGTCCGTGTCGGACAAGCACATATTCGTTATTCATCTTCTTCTATGTCAAACATTTCGTTGATTTCTTCTGTCAGTCTTACAAAGCCATTTGCTATAGCTTTATCAAAGTCAATAATGACTAAAGCACTATCTTCCATGAGTTCCTGACATTTTTTAGACGAATGTGCATAGAAATTAGCAATTTTTTCGTAATTGAATACGATATGACGTGATGCAGCAGTCATTAAAAACTGCTTTTCTTTTTCACTTAACTTACTTTCTTTGATAGAAGCAATTAAATCTATCGCTTTTTGATCATCATAAAGTTCATCAAATGATGGTTTTTCACCAGTAGGTTCATAAGTAGGAACATTTACGTTTTGCGTATATGGATTTTGCTCTTTGATTTCTTCTTCGGGTGTGAAAATCTCATCTAAATCGACCTGAGCAAAACCTAAAATATCTAAAGCAAAACCTTCAGATAACAATTCAGTCAATTCTATATTAAGCATTTCATTGTCCCATTCAGCATTAAGAGCTAAACGATTATCGGCAATGATATAGGCTTTCTTTTGAGCTTCAGTTAAATCTGCCAATTCAATAGTTGGCACTTCTTTATAACCTAGCTTTTGTGCTGCCAGTAAACGACCATGCCCTGCAATAATGCCGTTTGATCCATCTACCAGGATTGGGTTAGTCCAGCCAAATTCCTTGATACTTGCCGCTATCTGAGCTATTTGTGCATCAGAATGTGTACGACTGTTTCGAGCATATGGAATTAGCTCTGTGACTTTTTTGGTGATTATTTGCATATTTGGTGGCTTACTCGCTGCGTCCGGGGCTGTTTCAGCTTGAGTCTCTAGACCCGGCATCCGCTTTCAGCCGTTGTTTATTTCTTTTTCTTAGCAGCTTCGCGCTTTACTGCGTAAGCAATTGCAACAGCTTGTTTAATTGGTTTACTTTTTGCTTCTGTTCTGATATTCTCTTTGAAAGCTTTTTCAGATTTTGATTTAACCAAAGGCATTTCAATCTCCTTATTTAGAACCGTTTTCGCATTTTTCGTCGAGTTCTTTGTTTCTCAACGACTGGAATTCAGCGATCTTGCTTTCCAGTTCCTTACACGATCTAAAAAGAGCAGCGGCTTGGGCCATAGCCGCATCCCGCTGCCCTTCTAGCATCTCGACTAGAAGTTGAACCTCAGGGTCTTGATGTTTCAACATTATGCGGTTTGAGTGACCATAATGTAATAAGTTGCGCCAGCGTCATCCACAAACTTAATGCTGTGCGATTGAACCGGAGTGCCAACTTTAGCTGCCAAAACGCCACCAGAAGTGGGTGCAGGCATATTCAACAGGTTGCTGATCTTGACCGTTCCGCTGTTGGTAACACGGGCAAATGCTGCGCTACCAGGCAGAGTTACGCCAGAATCAAAGTTGGTGTCAAGCTGGATAGATGCCAAAGTGCCGCCAGGAGCAGCAGAACTGCCTCCAACCGTTGCACGAATGGCGTTAGCAGCGCCAGAAACCGTGCCACCATCAACACCAACCGTGAAGTGTCCACCGTTGATCGTTCCGGCAGTGGCAGCGCTGGTTCCGGTAATTTGAGCGTAGCTACGGACAACTTCACCTGAACCAGTGCTAGACCAGATCAGTTTCTTGTATTCAAGGCGCGTGTCACCGCTGGTTGCACTGGTGGTTGCATAAGAACCATTCAGTACGCCAGCAGCCGTGATCGAGATTGGAACGGCAGACGTACCAACCTGGACGGATGTAAATGCGGGATCGGCGTATGCAACGCCAGTAGCGATAGAGTTAGACATGGTGTTCCTTTATTGTTTCCAAAAGTAAGAGCGAAAATGCTCAGAAACTATTTTAGTCAACTTCTTCAACAAAGCAAACGTCTTGCCAGGACAGTTTAAGGTGGCGTTCTCCATCAATCTGAAGTTCCTCAAACTTTAGATATTCTTCGCTGTAATCTTTGTTGTATGTCCCAAAATGGATTTTATCGCCCACGTTCAGACCAATATTGATGGCATCAGGGCCAGCAGCGACCACATAACCTACAGAATCAGCTTCTGCGGTTTGTATCCATAACGTGGATTTGAGCTTTTGCTCAGGCTTTACGATGATTTTGTCGCGTAAAGGTAAGATGTTCATTCTTTTACCTTTCGCGTGTACTTGCGTTTGATTTTAACGACTGGCTCAGGTGGCATTTCAACCACTGGCAACGCAATGACTACTGGTTGACTAACTTTATGTTGACCACACCAGTCTGTTTTGTGTTTGTTTATTTGTTGGGGCAAGTATCGACATACCCCCATGATCTGATCGTCACGGAAATACAAACAGTTACTACAATACTGTTCAGCCATTCAATATCCTTTCTATTGTTTGGTTAGAAGCGCCAGCAGATTGCCGTTTGCTGGCGTTTCGCTTTAGTAGCAGTTTTTTGGAATGCTTACGCTTCCCTTACCTTGAACCTTACTGTCTTTGCCAGTTTCATTGGTTTTAGCCGCAGGGATGCGATCTTTCGTGCCAACGCTGGAAACTTTTTTGTCGTTTACAGACTTGGGGATAGAGAAAGAATTACCGTATTTGCCACCGATGTGCATGATTGCTCCTTACTTTAGGAAACGCAGTTTGAATAGTGTACTGTTAATCAAATCAGCGATTTCGTCAACTATGTTCTGAAGTTCGCTGTCTTGAGGCAGTTCTTTTCGGGATTCTTCAACAAAATCTTTGATGCTTGTCAGGTATTTGACAGGATCAGTTGCCGAGTGAAAATCCGTGGGGAATTTTTTAAGCTGATCGTACTTGCCCATGTAGGCTTCGGCAAAATCATCAGTTAGTTCGATGATTTCTTCGTAATACTCAGCCAATGCACGATGCACCGGGTCACTGTTGGTTGACCAGTGCATGAAGTGTGTCACCGTGCTGGAGTGCAGCAAAGCAGCGACAAATTCTGAAACTTCTTCGTTCATGTTACGCATTATGCCAAAGAAAAATGATCATGCAAACTCTGGTATTGGAATCTCTTTAGGCCATCTACCAGAATCAACCAATTTAGCCACTGTATTGGTGTGAGCCACCAGCCAAGCCCTTTGGCGTTCTTCTTTTGACCATTCTTTGCCCTGGTCAATGTCATGATGGCACATCACACACAATGCTGCGGTCATGTTGTCATCAGCTTTGATTCCACGGCCTTTGCCTGATCCCCAATTTGAGTGGGCGGCCTGGACAAAGTTCGGATTGCCGCAAAGCTGGCAGTCTAGGCTTGCCACCATCCTGAGTAGCTTTTTGGAACGAATGTATTGGTGTTTTGGAAAAGCAATCATTTTTTGCTTGGTTTGGCTTTGGAATATTCAAAAAAAGTCTTTTTTTCAATTGAAACGCTTTTTCCACTTCTTGCGTTTTTTTGACCTTGTTCTGTCTTTTTAAGAGATTGAAGAATCTCGTTGTGGTTATTTTTCCAGTCAAATGCATTAGTTTTCATTACAAATATTCTTTATGTTGAATAAATTTTGTTCTGCGCGGGAACGGCGACCAGCCATGCCACACGGTTGACTTGCCGTCCCATCGACCCCTGACAAGCACACCACCTGGGTTCTCCAGCAGCACCTCGACACCTACAGGGCAGGTGTCCATAGGCTGGATGTAAACCTCGGTGGCTACGGCGATGCCTTCGTTGTTGATCTTGTGGGTCATGGCTTGATCCCGAGTGCGGCTTCAAGATCACGAGCAAAATCTTCCCAACTATCTGCCGCGATCATTCCAAGCTCATCGCTATGTTTGTTGGCAATGTCGTCGATCAATTCACTTGTCAGCGGCTTCTGAATCTCCAGCGGCACAAACTTGCGTCTGCATTCGGCACAACCCCACATCCGTGCAATGCCATCCTCGCTTGTCCACGTTTGAATGTATCTGTGTGTGCAGGTCATGCTGTTTCCTTTGGTCTAGCTTCTCTTGCCATATCAATCAAACGGCTAACGGTGTCAGCACGTAAAGTCACGGTCCATCCGCCTACGTTGTAAGGCTTTTTTCCAAGATGGTCATCGGTTTCACAACCATTCAGCATCACTTCTATTACCTTGGTTTCTAGGTGTTGAAGTAGTTCTTCGTCTGTCATCATGTGTTCTTCTCCTTGAGTATTGCTTCGACTTCTAAGCAAAGATCATATGTACCTAGCTTTGCGTTTAGAAATTTAGCCAGCTCCTCGCCTGTCAGCCCTACCCATTCACGCGCTTGTGGTTGGGTGTAGAGTGGGCCGGGGATAGGGCGGTTGATCCATTTAACTTCCACCTTTGGAAAGCTCTCATCACCTTGAAGTGATCGAACAATGCAGTGCGCCACCGGCTCCTGCTGCTCTTGGGATGACTGAATCAGTGTCTGCGCATCTTCAAAGGCGCATTGAATTTCTGTGAAGGTGCCTTTGATGTCGTGGCGTTTTGCCCATTCAATGATCTGTTTGTCTGTCGCCTTCATTTCATTTCTCCTAATGCTTCGCGCATGGCGGTGATGACTGCATGCCGTTTACCTTTCACCCAATCAATATCCACAGGCTCTAACGCTCGTGAATTTTCTAGTACCTCCAGCGCCTGCCGCATCACAGCCTCGTACTGTTTCAGCTTGGCTTGCAGTTCACGTTCTTTGTCGGTTATGTTTGTAATCATAGTGCTACTCCGCGGGTTCGTATGTCATCTCAAAAATGTCAGGTTTGCAGGGATAAAACTCACCCTCCACACCCTGAATAACCCAGTCCCCTATGCTGGCTATTTGATCGCCTTCTAGTGTAGGAATACGTAAATGGCGGTCGTTAATGCTCAATGCCCAGGCCCATAAATAAGAGTCATACAAAACGGATTTACATTTTCTAGCACCACACCAGGCGCCAAGTTCCTCGGCGTTTTCTAGCGTCAATTGCCTTGCCTCAATTACTACTGGTTTTTTTCTGAATTTCATGTTGTTACTCCTTGCTCTTGTGAATCCAACGCTCGGGAGGATACGCACACCCGCCTATAAAAATTGCGATAAGAAACCACCAACCGCTAAATCCCATTGAAAACACAACATATCCAGTACCACCAAAAATCATTCCTTCCCAAAAAATGATGTAAATTAGATAGGTTAGTTCTTTCATTGTTCCCTCGCTTTCAGCATGTTTTTAGTCATACCTCTACCCTTTTCAACTTCTTGAGAATATTCACCAGCGTCTTGCCTTCGATTGTGAGCAGGTACTGGTGCGGTTTGTTTGGCAGTGCACAGTCACGCTTAACCACCAGTCCCTTGGCGTGTAGGTGGTTCAAAATCTTGTTAGAAAATGCGCTGGTGATGCACATAAACTCGCCAAACTCAGCGCAAGTAACCACCCGTGCTTCCTCGATGACTTGCATGTATCGGTACTCCTTGCGCGTCAGCATGACGTTGTTGGGATCACCGAATAGTTCTTTGATTAGCGGGTCGGTCATGTGTTGCCCCTTGCTCGGATAGTCTCGGCAAGATGCTCGGCTGCGGCCTCTGCTTGTTCGTCCCAACAACAGCCGCAGATTTCTTCTTCACACACCTTGGCACACGCTTCGCGCTCTCCGCGAATCAGTATTGCAGCGCGTTCCATCCATGTGTCACGTTCTGCTGCGGCTACCAGTTGGGCAAACTTCAGTATTTCTTCAAGATACCCGTATTCGTAATTGACGGTTCCATATTCATCGCATAAGCCTGCCTCACGCGCCATGCGGATGATGTCGTCTTTGGTCATAGCGTCAACCCAAACACCAATGCAATCATCCACATGATGCAGATCATCCCGATTGCCAGGTACTCTGCAATCTTGTCCCACGATTCCTTAGTAACCTCTTTGCGGCAAGGGCAGTCGCGTCCCTGGCGGCAGTTTCCGTATTCATCGCAGCAGTTCATTTCTTTTCCTCCTTGCAATTTGGGCAGGGCAGCATGATGTGCCCCTTGTACACTTTGCCGCACTTGGGGCAGCGTAGTTGGTAGATTGGTGCGCTCATTTGTCAGTCCAGACACTTACGATTGATTCAACCCACAGTCCAACCGCGAGGCAGATGTAGGCAAAGATCAGGATCGGCAGCATCAGGATCGCAAACAGCGAACCGATGGTTTTGGCTAGGATGTTCACAGTTCAATTCCTTTTTCAGAAGCCCATGCGTAAAGCCATTCGATAAATTCGCTGGCCCATTCCACCGAGAATTTGCGGGTTTGATGACCAAGCTGGACAACTCTTTCGCCGTCTAAACTTGGTGCAACTCGACCCAACTTCTTATTTGTTTCGTGCGCCCACTGGTCGATCAAAAGTCGTTTCCAATCGTCTTGTGTCCAGGTGGAGCCTGCTTGTTTCATCTGTTTTGCAATGTCGTCAATCATGGCGTGGAACTTGGCATTTTGATCAAGCGTCCTAGTTGACTGTTTGATATCAATCAACATACGATGACCTGCCATCAAGTTAGCTTTGACTTCAGGCCAAATCTTGTCCATCAGCACTTTGGCTTGTTGCGGGTTAAAAAGTTCGTAGATCACAATGAACCCCACTGATTTGCCATTGCATCAGCAATTCCTTGGTACGTTCTACTTCTTTCTTTCCATCTATTAGGTCCAGGTGGCATCAAATGAACTCTTGGCTCCCTTCCATCAACAACATTTGTTGCGTTTAACAAGGGAAGATTTTTCAGCCAAAGACAAGTAGCTTTTGTTTCTCCATGACCAAACATCCAAGGTTGGATAATTTGATCTGGTTTGCGAATACGACTGCTAATAATGCTGATCGGATTTTCTAATGCAATGTGATTTATAGATGCATCCATAAGTTTTTGGACAAATTCCAATGCTTCTTGTTGCACACCACTTTTTTGTTTTTCTGCAAAATGTCTTGCTCCTGATACTGCCAAATGTGTACATGGTGGATGTGCAATCATTAAATCCCAACCTTGATTTATCACTTCAAAAACATCTTTTTGTAAATGATATTGGCTGTTGTCTTCAGATTCCAAAAGATCACATGACCATGCATCATGTCCAAGTTTGCGGAATGCTTCACGCACCCGACCCGAATATTCACAAGCTACCAAAACTTTCATTTCAACACCCCCAACATCCTTAAAGCGGCTTCAGGGCCATCAACACGCGCCAACGTACCACCAGTCCAACTTTCAAAAAACTTTGCTTGTAGGCTCGTTAAACGCTTTTTAGACCCATCTTTGACCTCGACCAGAAAGGTATGGTTTTTGTATCCAACCAAAAGATCGACTGGAAGGCCAATGATCCACACATAAGCACCAGCGGCTCGGAGTGCTGAAACAATTTGTTCTTGATTTGCATCAACTCTTGCTGCGCGTCTCATCTATTGCCTTTCTAAGTTCTTTTTTCAAATCAACGTAATCTTTGAGCAGTTCTGCGTAAAAGTCCAAAGCACTTCTAGCGTATTCAATTTGATTTAGATCAAACCGAATCCACAGTAAATGTTTAATCAAGTCTGGCAGTAAGGTCTCCAGTTGCGTAGAGTGCTTCGTTGATTGTTTGGATTGAAAATTGTTTTGCACCAGACTTCCACAAATCTAAGATTTCGTTTGCTTGATAGCGTGTCATTTTTGTACCCTCATCTGTTCTTGAAGTTCACGCAGCTTGGTTAACGCTTCGTGTTTTGCTTTGTCTGCCATGATCTGCTCATGGATCGTCGGTTGGCGGGTTATCAGGGTTTGCGGTTTGTTGGGGATCAACGGGCCTTCGTTTAACAATTTTTGAAAAGCTAACGCAGACGGCGGTCTATCAGGATTCAGGTACGCAAGTGCGTAATCCATTTTCGGTCGATAGGTCAGATTGCGTCCGCAAATGTCCTTCCACGTCTGCCTTACGATTTCAGGATCAACGTTACGCCAGTTGTTTTCAAAGGAACCGCCGTAAATTGCGTTCATCTTGGTGAAAACGTAATCAAAACCAGTGTCGGCATCACAAAAGTCGTTTGGATTCCACATTTGGAATTTCTCCTTCAGTTTTTGACCAAAATGGCTTTTTAGGAACTGACAAACCGCGCGTCAGTTCTGACATTTGATTGCGCCTTTCTTCTGTTGCGGTGGTTTTTTCTGC